TAATGGAGCGTCCGGCCTCGTAATTGTGGAGTGGTAAACATGAAAGCACGCATTCAAGACGGTATTGTTGTTGAGATTCTTCAGGCCGTTCCGGGTCACAGCATTGAAGAATGTTTCCACCCAAGCATTCTTGCCCAGTGCGTAGATTATGCAGAGGGCATGGAAGTGGGTAAGCCTTTCCCCGTTCCTGCAGAGCCTGCGCCGGAAGCGCCCGCCCCGGCGCCCGCCGATCCTGCGGCTTGAGGTGACGCATGGAACTTCGCATCCCTATTGAACTGGCGAACCAGATCATCGGCTACCTCGGTACGCGCCCGTACCAAGAGGTCTACCAACTCATTGATGGCATGAAGGCGGCAGCGGCCCCGCAACCGGAGAAGCAAGATGGCGGAAAAATGGATTCAGAAGGCGATCAGTAAGCCGGGTGCCCTGCACAAGGCTCTCGGCGTGCCCGAGGGCAAGAAGATTCCTGCCAGCAAACTGAAGGTCAAGTCCACCGACAGCCCGAAGATGGCCAAGCGCAAGACTCTGGCAAAGACACTGAGAGGATTCGATTGAACTATGAGCGAGGAGTCGGTGGAGACCCGTCTGTCTGTTCACGAGGCTGTATGCGCCCAGCGTTACAACGCTATTGAGAACCGTCTAGAGGACGGTAGCAAGCGCATGAGCCGCATTGAGTACCTGCTGTACATCACGATTGCAGCGGTGCTTCTTGGCCCCGGTGTGGCCGCTATGTTCGTCAAGAAGTTGCTTGGACTTTGAAGGATGAGGCATGAAGAAACTGATCTTGGTTGCACTCTTGCCCCTGACGGGATGCGCGACTGACTACAAACTCTATGCCGAGGCGCAAACTGCCGCTGCCCGTGCTAGAGCGGAAGCCGATAAGGCCAAGTACGCCGCTCTGGCAGAAATCGCTAAATCTGGTGATTCGGCGGCTAAAGTGGCTGCGGTTATGTCTCTCCACATGCAAGGCGGGGCCGCGCCCCAAACCGACCATGTGGCACCGCCTAAGCACATTGCTGACGCGCTGCTCCAGTGGTCTGCGGTTCTTGTCCCTGTCGTGGGTCAGATGTATGCCATCAACCGGCAGACAGGCTTGGGTGTTATTCAGAGCAACAACGCAACGGCTCTGGGTCTCCGGCAAAGCGACAACGCGACGGCTCTGGGGGTCAACACGAACACCACGTTTCTTGGCATGGCGAAAGAGATCAACAGTCCTATTGTGGTCACTCAGCCTGCGCCTGTCGTGGTTTCTCAGCCCGCTCCGGTGATCGTAAGGCCGGAGGTGGTGAAGCCTGAAGTGATTCAGCCGACCATCTACACGCCGCCTGTAGCGCCGACAAAATCGGCTTGCACGGGCACGTTTACGATTGGCCCCTGCTGACTATGTGGGACTGGCTGCTGGCATTTATTGCAGCGGCCTGTCTAGTGGCCGCGACGGTATGCGTTGTGTGGTTGACTCTTGTGATATTGAGGTGAGGGATGGGATGGTCTGATGTATTGAAAGCGGTGATCCCGATTGTGGTCGCTGCAATTGCTTGGCTGCTTGGCCAAGTTGCGTCTTTTTCTGACCGTCTTACCCGCATTGAAGGTGCGATGCCCGCCCTGATCACCAAAGAAGGCGTACCGACCGATAGCCCCATCAGCGCCGAGCGCAGGGCCGCAATGAAAGAGCAGATTTACAAGGACATCAACGACCTTCAGGTCAAAGTCAAACTGCTTGAAGAGCGCGAGAAGTTTATGAAGGGGTACAAGTAATGTTCGACATTCTTGGCGGCGGCCTGCTCGGCGGCATTTTTGGCGGCATCTTCCGGCTTGCCCCTGAAGTTTTGAAGTGGCTCGACAAGAAGAACGAACGCGCCCATGAACTATCCATGTTCGACCGCCAGTGCGAATTAGAGGCCCAGCGCGGGGCACAGAAACTGGCCGAAATTGGCGCGGTTCGGGAAGCGGCAGTGGATGTTGGGGCTATGGCGGCCTTCAATGCGGCCATCCAGCAGCAGGCGGACATGGTCAAGGCCGCTGGAGGCTGGGCTGCGGCTCTATCGGCCTCTGTGCGCCCCGTGGTGACCTACTGGGTGCTTCTGTTGTGGTCAGCAGTCCATGCCGTTTTTATGTGGAATGCGTGGACGTCTGGCGCTCCTGCGCTTGAGGTGTTCAAGCAGATCATGTCGCCTGACTTTTCGGCGCTCCTTTCCGGCACGATCAACTACTGGTTCCTTGACAGAACCCTCGCCAAGCGTGGTCTATGAACCTGAGTATTGCTGCCGAACTCTGCAAGGCATTTGAGGGCTTCAAGAGCAAGCCTTACCTTTGCCCCGCCGGGATACCAACCATTGGGTACGGCAGCACCTACTACTCAGATGGGCGCAAGGTCAGCCTAGACGCCCCGCCGATCTCTCAGGAGCAGGCCGCAGACCTCCTGATGACCGAACTGGTGCATACCTACGCCCCCGGCGTGGCCCGGCAGTGCCCCGGCCTGCTGGAGGATGAGAAGCGGTTCAATGCCGTCGTGGACTTTGTCTACAACCTCGGCATCGGTAGGTTGCAGACCAGCACCCTGAAGCGAAAGATCAACGCCAAGGACTGGGAGGGTGCAAAAGAGCAATTGATGCTGTGGACTCGCGGAGGAGGGAAAGTGCTTCCGGGCCTTGTAAAGCGTCGTCAAGCGGAGTGCGCCTTGATGGGCTAGACGTTGTCAACAGCAGGGCAAAAATTTACAATCAGAGCCAACAAAGAAAGGGGTAAAGGTCTATGACAGCCGCAGCGGTAATGACCTATGACTCATTGACGGAGAATATCCAGTCCTACTTGGAACGGACGGATACCGCCACGCTTGAGAAAATCCCCCTTTTCATCATGCTGGCGGAACAAATTATTGCCGCCGAAATCAAGTTCCTTGGCAACCTGACGGTCAACGTGTCCACGATGGTTGCAAATGATCCGGTGATCGCAAAACCGGCCCGCTGGCACAAAACCGTTTCCATGAACGTGGTGGTCGATGGCGAGAAGCAGCCTGTGCTGTTGCGCAAATACGAGTACCTGCGCGAGTATTGGCCCGATCCGACGCAAACCGGCGTGCCGCAGTTCTACGCTGACTACGACTACACCCACTGGCTCATTGCCCCGACCCCGGCTGCAGCCTACTCGTTTGAGGTTCTGTACTACCAGCGCCTGCAACCGCTGGATTCTTCCAACCAGACCAACTGGTTTACCGAGTACGCGCCTCAAGCCCTTTTGTATGGCTCCTTGCTGCAGGCCATGCCGTTCCTCAAGAACGATGACCGCATCCCGATGTGGCAGGCCCAGTACAGCGCCATCATGCAAACCCTGAAGTCCGAGGATCAGCAGCGTCTGGCTGACAGGCAAGCGATTGCGGTGGATTCCTGATGAGTTACATCTCACCGTTTACTGGCGACGTTGTCCAGCCAACCGACGTAAGTTACCGCGCCTTCACGATGAGCGCGGACTTGGCGCTGTCGTGGCCAATTAACGGCAACACCAGCGGCAACTACGCCGCTCGGATCATGGACGTCACGCCGACGGCAAGCGGCCTGAAGTTGTACATGCCTCCGGCTGATCAGGTTAGCGTTGGCACGGACTCCATGATCACCAACAAAGGCGCTCAGACCCTGTCGGTGGTGGATTACGACGGCAACGCAATTGTCTCTATTGCCCCCGGCAACGCTTGGTACATCTGGATTACCGGCGGAGGCTCTACAGCGGGCACATGGGGCCAAATTGCTTTTGGCGTGGGGTCATCCTCGCCCGATGCTTCCGCGCTTGCTGGCAACGGTCTGGTGGCCATTGGCAGCACCCTGAACCAGAGCCACCCGGTATCGTCCATCTCCAACGGCTACACATTCCAAACCAGTGACCGAGCCAAGGCTCTGAAATGGACTAGCGGCGCAGGCGTGGCTACGTTGCCTCTGGCGTCTTCGCTTGGCAACAACTGGTTCGTGATGTTCAGCAACAGCGGAACGGGCTCGTTCACGATTGCCACAACCGGCGAACTGATCGATGGCTCATCCACCAAAGTGTTCCAGCCCAGCGAGTCTGCGTTCATCGTTTGCGATGGGACGACGTTCTTTACTGTTGGCTATGGCCAGAGTTCGACCTATGTGTTCAACGTGCTGGTCAAGCCGGTCACCGGCGGGACGTACTACCTCAGCGGCTTGGATGTGCAGAACATCATCCAAGAGTACGTTGGCACGTTGGTCTCGAACGTCACGATTGTTTTCCCGCCGATTGTTGGCCTCTACGTCATCAGCAACCAAACTGTTGCAGGTCTGTATACGCTGACGGTAACGACTGGTCTGCCGGGTAGTGCAAGTACCACCATTCCAACTGGCGGTCAGGCCACTGTTTTCTGTGATGGCACGAACTTCTACAACGCCAACACGGTGCAGGCTGGCGCAACGCAAATTTCAGTGGTGGATGGAACGGTAAACAACCCTTCGATCAACTTTTTGAGCGAAGTGACAACCGGCATCTACCGACCCGGCGCGGGTGAGTGGGGTCTTTCAATCCTTGGCACAAACGTGGTGACCGTTGACTCCAACGGTATCGGTGTTGACGGCACCGGCAACTTCACTGGTGGCATTAGCGGAGGCACGTTCACATGACCAAGAAGGTTTTCTCTATCGACACGCTGCCCGGTGTGCAGCGCGATGGAACCTTTCTGGACAAGAACTACTACACCGATGGCCGGTGGGTGCGGTTCCAGCGTGGCCGCCCTCGCAAAATGGGCGGCTACCGCGAGATCACGGCAAACCTTGCTGGCCCATCTCGCGGCATCTTTGTGAACCCGCAGACCAGTTTCAACAACGTCTTCAGCGGTTACTCTGACGGTCTTCAGAAACTCCCTATCGACAACAACGGAGTCGGCGGCGGGATCGTGGACATGACCCTGAGTGACTTCACTCCGGATGTCAACAACCTGTGGCAGTTCGATGGCTTTACGGACACCACCGGATCGGGGAACAACCTGCTTCTTGCGCACCCCGGGCAGAACCTTTCGGACATCAACAACGATGTCAACACGCCTGTGCTCGGCGGCCCGATCAACGGCAACGTGATGTCCAAGATCGGCGTCTTCACGCTGAACGTCACGACCACCACCGGTCTTGACACGTTCATCGTAGGAACAACAGAGCCTGTTGGTGCCGGTCAGACGATCATCAGTACTGCGTTCCCGACGGGCACCGTGGTGGTTTCCAACGTAGGCGGCACTATCACGGTAGATCAAAACGCTACCAGCACCGGTGCGGTCGATGTCTCTTTCGACAACAACGTCGATGTCTCCGGCGGGGTTGTCTCCTTGCACCCCTACGTCTTCGTATACGGCAACGACGGTCTGATCAAAAACTGCGCGGCAGGAAACACCAACGACTGGGTATCTGCGGACGCAAACGAGGTCAACGTAGCCACCGGCAAGATCGTCCAAGGTCTCGCTGTGCGAGGCGGCTCCAACGCGCCTTCTGGCCTTTTCTGGAGCCTTGATAGCCTGATCCGGGTCTCCTACAACCCGACAACGGTGACCGTCGGCGGTTCCCCCAAAACTCTTTACTGGCGCTACGACATCATTTCGACGCAGTCCTCGATTCTGTCGAGCCAGTGCGTGATTGAGTACGACGGCATCTACTACTGGGTCGGCGTTGATCGGTTCCTTCTCTACAACGGCGTGGTGAAGGAAATCCCGAACAACATGAACCAGAACTACTTCTTCGACAACCTGAACTATGCCCAGCGACAGAAGGTGTGGGTCTCAAAAGTGCCTCGCTTCGGTGAAATCTGGTGGTTTTATCCTCGCGGCGACTCGACCGAGTGCAACGATGCCATCGTCTACAACATCCGCGAGAACTGCTGGTACGACGCTGGAGTTGCTCTTGGTTCTCGCCGTTCTGATGGATACTTTTCTCAAGTCTTCCATTTCCCAATTGCCGCAGACTGGCAGATCAACGCCTACGGCGGCGTGAACGCAATCACCTTTTCTGCTGGCTCTGGGTACACCGACGGTACATACACGCTGGTTCCATTGACCGGTGGCGCTGGAACTGGCGCTGCCGCAAACATCGAAGTGCTTGGTGGCGCTGTTGTTGCCGTTGAGATCACGCTGCGAGGTACAGGCTACGAAGTTGGTGATGTGCTGACTGCCTCCATCCCCGCTGGCGCAGGGTTTGACCTGACCGTTGATTCCCTGATGAACTTTGTGTCTCTGTATCAGCATGAGATCGGAACGGACTCTGTGCAAGGCTTGGTGGTGAATGCCATTGAGTCTTACTTTGAGACCTCAGACATCGGCTGGGTCAATGGTGGCCCGACAAACTCTCCGGGCAACAGCCCGCCTCAAGGTGGTATTGGTGACAACGTCTGGTTCCACATCGAGCGTGTTGAGCCGGATTTTGTTCAGTCTGGAACCATGACGTTGGAGATCGTTGGTCGGCCATACGCGCAGGCTGACGACAAGGTCTCAGACCCGTACTACTTTGATCCTGACACGCACAAGATCGACATGCGTGAACAGCGCCGCGAGTGCCGCTTGCGCTTTACCTCTAACGTGGCTGGTGGCAACTACCAGTTGGGCAAGGTGCTTGTGAACGCCAACGTGGGCGACGTAAGGGGCTACTGATGGCGCTGGCGCTTGTCTACGATCCTCGCTACCACTCATTCGTGTCATGGGCGTCGCTTATGTGCGAAGCCTATGGCGGCCAGAACTTGGAGATTCCGAGTTCAGAGGAAGACTGGAAGGGCTGGGCGGTGGGCCTCAAGGGCATCGATGTGTTTACCAACGAAGCGATCCCCGGCCCGTACATCTATGAAAATTGGTACGACTGGGCGCAGGCTTTGGTCGGTGCCGTTAGCCAACCTACGGAGTAACTATGCCTGAACCAACAAATATGTCCGTTGAGGACTTGTACCGCCAGATTCTTGGCCGAGAGGCAGAGCAAGAAGGTCTCCAATACTGGCAACAACAGTTTGGCGGCGACGTTGACCCAAATGAGATCGCGCAGTTCACCGCTGCTGCGCAGCCAGAGTTGCAGGCTCGTGGAATGGGGTCTGTTGCTCCGCCAGCGCCGGAGCCTCCTAAGCCGTTTATGCAGACTTCAGTCGCTGGCCCATATCAGGACGACGGCAGATATGTTGACATTGGAAGGTTCCAAACTTTTGAGCCTACCAAGCAGACTCCAGCCCGTGACCTATATCAGGACGATGGTAGAGTTGTTGACGTTGGAATGTTCCAGACTTTTGAGCCTACTCCCCCGACTCGCCAGCAAGAGCCTATTTATAAGCAAACTTCAAACTATGACCAAGTCAGCGGCTACGAGTCTTGGATTCCGGGCGGTGGCGA